TAGCACTAGCTATTGTGTTAACATTGGTTGCATTTTCTTTAGGTGCGTGTGGTAATACTGTAAAAGGTATTGGCACAGACATCGTAGGGATGGGCGAAAGTTTAATGGGAGAGGAGTCAAAAGATGTCTCTAAATAAAATTGCACTGTTGAGTGCGGTAAGTGTTCTTGCGTTGTCGGCTTGTTCCACAACACAAGATGCTGCAATGCCAGGCACCTCTGATACGGTTAACGTCACCTATGAATATAAACGTGATCGTGTGAAGGAACAGATTGTCAATATTCCAGATTGGTTTAAGAAACAACCAGAGGATACCAGTAATATTTTTTCTGCTGGAACATCTGTGACACCTGATTTACAATTCTCAATTGATGCGGCTGTGTTGAATGCAAAGGTCATTCTTGCAGATCGTATCAACTCAAGGATGCGTAGTCAGGCAAAACAGTTCAAGGCAAAAGTTGGTTCTGGTGATTTGGATGCGTCTGTGATTTCAGAGTTTGAGCGGGCAGTAAAGAATATCACTGCTGACACAGATGTTTCTGGATATCACATGTCAGAGGTAGAAGTTATTCCACATGGAACGCAATACCGTGCATTTGTTCTGTTAGAATATTCTGATGCAGAGGCAAGGAAGATTCTTACTAATCGTATTCGTAAGGATGAGATGTTGTTCAACAAGTTACGGGCAACCAAGGCCTGGAAGGAGTTGGATGGAAATGCTAAAAAGCAAAAGCAAGAAGATGATGATCGCCGCAAGCGTGAGTTGTCTACTCTTGATCCCAAATCAAGTCAAGGCACTTGAGCCTATTAGCACTGTGATAGGTATTGTCGCTGGACCCATTTTCTGTAAAATGATAGAGTGTAAAAAAGTTGAGAGTAAATATCTTTTTGTGGAAAGACCAGAACAAAACAAAAAAAGGTTGGCTGAAATTCGTAGTAACTTCAAATGGGGGGGTTACTACGAAGAAGGAGATTGTGTCGATTCTCACAATAAAAAGCTTGACAAAAAAATTCCGATATGTTACATTAAAGGAGAGTGGAGAGTGATTAATGATTAAAACATTTATGTTACTACTAGCCTTTACTGTGACTGATCCAGCTGGTGAGATAAGAGATGAGAAGATTCATGTTTTATCTCGACACTTTGACACACAACTAGAGTGTAAAGAGTTTGTTAATAATTGGGAACATATAATCAGAGACAGGGGATTGTCAACCGTTCAAGGCATGTTGGCTGATGAGTGGAAAGTCGATTTGACTTACATTGGTTGCACAAAATCCCCTGTATTGGAGTAGATAATGGGAAGTATGCATATGTTGCCGGTGTACTACACCACAACAAATAACAAGAAACGCAAGGTTGGTAAGAAGACTCAGAGTCAGATTGCTGCTGAGAAGGAACACAAAAAATTTCTAAAGAAGATGGGTATAGGCTCTCGTAGCTCAGTTGGATTAGAGCAACGGCCTTCTAAGCCGTGGGTCACAGGTTCGAGTCCTGTCGAGAGCACCAAACCAAAGGTCGTGTATGACTCCTCTATGGCAAAGAAAGAGGAGATGGTCTATACAGGAACCGAAATTATAGGGATTGCACAGATGCATAAATCTAATGCAGTACCAGTTCGTGGAAAGAAACAGGCAGAGGAAGTTGCCAAAATGAGGAGAAATTAAGTGCGAGTCGAAGTGCGTAATAATAATATTGATGGAGCGTTGCGTGTTCTAAAGAAGAAGTTACAGCAAGACGGTCTATTCAATGAGATGCGAAGAAAAGAATATCATGAGACTAAAGGTGAAAAGGGTAGAAGAAAGAAAGCTGCTGGCAGACAAAGATGGATGAAGGAAAATAACAAAAGGTTAGATGAATATGGTATCTGAAGTTGATGAAGATAAGAGGGATACTAGGACAGTTGAGATTGAATTAAAGTCACACGAAATTCCCACAAAAACGGCAACACCGTTACATACCCTTGATTGGTATATTAAGTGGGTGAGTTCTATTGTTTTGATTATTGGTATGATCCTTGCTGCGAACAATCTCTATCCCTATAATATTGTTGTTCAGTGTGCTGGGATTGTTGGTTGGTTAGTTGTTTCGATTATGTGGAATGATAGGTCGTTGATTATCGTCAACGCTGTTGGAGCGGCCATTTTGATTAATGGTCTTGTTGGTTACTGGTTGAAAGGTTAGTATTATGGCAAATAATGTAAGTTCGTATATTTCATTTTCAAATATTTCTGAAGAAGCTGAAGATTGGCTTGATAAATTAATGCCAGATCATGACATATCTGCATATGAGGTCTTGGGTAAAATTTATGATAAGACTGAAGAGGAGATGGATGATTATGATTGGTGGATTGAAAATGTAGGTGCAAAGTGGTTGAATTTTGAAGATGTTAGTTGTGGTGGTATGGCAACTGTTTCTGCTTGGTCATCACCTGTTCCCTTTTATGAAAATTTGTATAAGAAATTATCATCACTCAATTCTCCTGACCTAAAGATGTGGGCTAGGTATGATGATGAGATGCCTAACTTTGTTGGTGTTTGGGGGATGGCTCCAAATGGATACGACTATGACGAATACATTGAGGAAGAGCATTATGAACAATGTATCGGTTGTGTCCCTCACTATGAAACTGATGATGGTTGGGAGCACGTTGATGAGTGGTGGGATAAATTTGATGAGTGGTCAGAAAAAGAATATGGACTATTCCTTGAGAGTTATGGAGAATATTTAGAAGAAATGGATGAGGAATAAATAGAACAATGGCTAAAAAAATCAAAGCAAAGACTGATAACAGTGGATGGGTTGAACCTAAGAATAAGGTTCGCAAGAAACGTAAACCTATGACTGATGAACAGAAGGTAGCTGCGGCAAAACGTCTTGAGAAAGCCCGTGCTGCCCGTGCTGCAAAAAATCCTAACTATGGTAAATCTAGTATTCATGAGAGTTTGCATGATGTACCAGACGATGCACCAATTAGTCCAAAGAAGGTGAAGTCTTGGATTAAGACACAGAAAGAACTTGCATCTGTAGAGCGTAGAAATGAGAAATCAAATATAAAAGGTGCGACTGACCGTAGATTATCTCACGAAGGATATGTTCGTAACATGCAAAGATATCTACGAGATGGTGATTGGGTTGATTTGTTTTATGGTGAGCACCAAGAGAAAAAGATTAGACATTTTTGTAGAGCACAAGCTTACTATTGGTCGGGTCCAAAGAAAGACGAACCAAAGTTTGATGTTGGAACTTATTACCCAATGTTGGGAACAATCTATATACAAGAGATGTACAACGCTGATAATGGAGTAGAAGATGCCTATGTGCAAAAGACCAAAAGAAAACGCAAACGTAATATCAGGCCCGTGGAAGGTAAAGTCTAAAAGAGAGGTCGTAGTTCCAGATATTGATGTTATTGCTCTTCAAGAAAACATCATGTTTGCAGATGACTTGACCGAAAGTCTGTTGGTGCAAATGATCCATACAATGGGTGAAAATGGAGTAGATGTTTCTTCAACTGATTTCATAAAAGACATCTCTTTTGTTATCGAAGCTGTTAAAGGTGTAATCTACAGAGACATGGGATTATCTCACCCCATGAGTGGTATGATGTCACAGTTTACAGATGTTACTATGGATGAGAGAAACAATCCACATGGTCTTGTTGACCTAGAATCAATCCAAAAAGTAAAGATTACAGAGGATGATGATAGTTCTGAGCCAGAGCCAGAACCAGCGTGAGGTTATAATGAAAACTGAATTTTATGAACCGTTCAGTCCTATCATACTAGAAACAAAAGTCCCAACAAAGTTTGTTAATATCATGAATACAATTGGTGACTCTGTTTTATCAGATGATGAGAAGAGCGTGAAGTGGGACCATTCGTCTAACCTAGTTGGAAAGGTTCACAAAGAAGTAAGAATTCCTGCCCCTAGAAATGAGGACAAGGAGTTTTTATTTAGGACTATGAAGCAGGGTTGTGTAGATTATTTAAATTATGTGATTAAAAAAGGTAGAGCGAGAAGCTGGAATTCAATTACTAAAAAGCAAAAAATAAAAACTCCCACTGTCAAGAATATTCACTTGAGAGACAGTTGGATTGTTAGTCAATATGCAGGGGATTATAATCCACATCATTTCCACAGTGGTAATTTTTCTGCTGTAATATACCTTAAAATTCCAGAGGGGATGGATAAGGAGTGGGAGCAAGATTTTGCTGACCATTATCCATCCAATGGATTAATAGAATTTACTTATGCAGAGGTCCAAGATATGAGGTCAGAGTCGATTAAGTTTAAACCAGAGGTTGGGAAGTTTTTAGTTTTCCCTTCATACTTGAGACATTTTGTATATCCTTTTAGATGTAACGGTGAAAGAAGAAGCATGAGTTTCAATGCTGATATGAGGTTATTATGATTTTAGTTGATATGAACCAAATTAGTCTGGCAAGTGTAATGATGCACTTAAACATAACCAAGCGTGATAGTGTTGATACAGGTATAGTGCGGCACATGATACTCAATTCGCTTCGCATGTATCGTCAAAATTATTTTAGGGAGTTTGGTGAGCTTATCATATGTTATGACTCCAAGAATTATTGGAGAAGAGAATACTTTCCAGAATACAAAGCTGGAAGAAGAAAGTCTAGAGAAACATCTAGTCACGATTGGAACGATATCTTTGAATGTTTAAATACTATCAAATCAGAGATAAGAGACAATTTTCCATACAAGGTTCTTGAAGTTTATGGTGCAGAGGCAGATGATATTATTGCTTCACTATGTGGTGAGTTGGAGTTTGACAACGGTAAGACATTAATTCTGTCTGGAGATAAAGACTTCATTCAACTACATAGGTTTAAAAATGTAAAACAGTATAGTCCTATCACAAAGAAGTTTATCAATGGAGAAGACCCAACGGAGTATCTGTATCAACACATACTCAAAGGTGATTCAAGCGATGGTGTTCCTAATGTGTTATCACCTGATAATACTTTTGTTGATGGGTTACGACAAAGACCCTTGAGCAAGAAAAAGATTTCAGAATGGGCTGGTCCGTTGTGTGAACAGGTTCTGCCGAATGATGAGTTAAAGAGAAATTATCAGAGAAATAAAAAGCTGATTGACTTACAAGAGACACCAAAGGAGTTGCACCTTGAGTGCATTCGCACATATCAAGATGCCCCAGAAGGTGACCGTAGTAAACTACTAAATTACTTTATAAAGAATAGATTGAATGATCTAATGGAAAACATAGGAGATTTTTAATTATGGCTTACACACCACTTTTTTCCGAGATATTACAAAAAGTCGGAAAGTTGAAAACTAAGAAACAGAAGATTGATTTTTTGAGACAGAACAATACGCCTGCGCTTCGCATGGTTGTGAAGTCCTCTTTTGACCCAAACATTGTTTGGATATTACCAGAGGGTTCAGTTCCATTCAAACCAAATGGTGCTCCAGAGGGAACAGAACACACCGTTCTGGCTTCAGAAGCCAGAAAGTTGTATAATTTTGTTGAAGGCGGAAATGGTGCATTAACCAAAAACAAACGAGAAATGATGTTTGTTCAAATGTTAGAAGGTCTTCACAAAGACGAAGCAGATATAATTGTTGCTGCAAAGGATAAGTCTCTCCATAAAGTATATAAGGGACTGTCTGCGGCTGTGGTTAAAGAAGCTTTCAATTGGGATGATAATTTTATGATTAAAGATGATGCGAGTCAAAAATATGAACAATATGCTCAACGAGCAAACGTCTGAACTTGAATTTTTAGAGCATCTCGCATTTAGTCTTTTTCAAAGCGAACAGTTTTTTGACTCTGCTATCTGCTATGAAAGAATAATTGAACTTGATCCTAGTCACGCAAAAGCATACTACAATCTAGGTGTTGTGTTGCATGATATGGGTAAGTTCGATTATTCTCTTTTGCACTATGAGAAAGCAAAAGAACTGGGATACGACTGCTCTAGAGTTAATCTCAATATTGGAATGCACTTCCTCAAGTTGCGTGATTTCAAAAATGGTTTTGAATGTGTTGATTTGCAATCGGGTGGTGCATGGCGTCTTGGTCAAAACTTCGATGTCAATAAAGATAGGTTGTCTGATATAGAGTTGTGGGAAGGCCAGAATCCACAGGGTAAAAACATATTGGTTTACAGTGAGCAGGGATTTGGTGACAATATTCAGTTCAGTAGATATTTACCAGAGCTATCACGGTTGAGTGGTAATGTTACTTTTTTGTGTTATGACGCACTTGCTCCAGTGATTAGAAATAGCCATACCTTTGATGACATAGATGTGTTAGACAGTATTAACGAATATGTGATTGACCTTGATTATAGGGTTCCGTTGATGAGTGTTCCTAGACTGATTGAAACCACCTTTGATGATATACCACTTGCAGAGGGATACTTCGCAAAAACATCCAACAAGGATTGGGGCCTATCAAGTGACAGGATGAATGTTGCAATTGCATGGGAGGCAACCAAGAAAGACTCAAGGCGAAGTATCTCTCTTGACCTAATCAAAAATCTATGTGACAACCCCAAGATTAACTTTATCAACATACAGAAGGATTCTGAACACGATATTGATGGTGTGGTGCGTGTCGGTGATAGGATACAGGACTTTACTGACACTGTGGACATACTATCTCAATGTGACCTTCTAGTGTCCACTGATACGGCTATGACGCATGTGGGGGGTGCTTTAGGGGTTCCTACACACCTTCTACTACACTACTCTGCTGATTGGAGATGGTTCACTCACGATATGAACTACAGCCCTTGGTACGAATCAGTGTCGATTTCTAGACAAAAAACACCTCAAGATTGGATATCGCCAATAAATGAGGTCAAAAAAAGATTCGGAGTCCTTATAAATCAATGACTTAATGTGTGATTTTTTTCTTGACATTGCCATCACCATATGCGATAATGTGTATAGTGAGAAAACAAACAAACGAGGTTGATATGAACATTACACCAGAACTCAAGACCTTTATGGAAGACCTTTGGGGTGCCGAGGGTGACTTCATTGATACGCCTCTTGGTAGAGGTCGTATTGAGAATGTTCGCACCAAAGCTGGCATTGACCTTGCGGTGATGGTCAAAATCCCTAACATTGACGGATTCACTCTATTTTCTGGTATTGAATTATTTGAGGATAATGCTTAAATGATTGGTATTGAAGTAACAGGTGGTCTAAAGAAAGACCGTGAACTAGCAGATGAGATTGTCTGGTGGTGCATGGATATGCTTTTACCTCGCCATCGTGTTCTGGATATTGATGTTAAGTTTACTAAGACCTTTGAGGATGATGCTCAAGGGTTCTGTTATCGTGGTGACGATGATCGTGACTATATTATTGAGATTGATCATCGTTTGAGCCGGTCTGTTTCTAAAGAAGAGTTCATTGAGTGTATCATTCATGAGATGGTTCATGTTTGGCAGGGTGCTACTGGCCGAATGAAAGATAAGTTTCGGGGTGGATATAAGCAGTTGTGGAAGTGCAAGGATGGCAAATATCGCAACTATGGTGACACTGCATATGAGAAACAACCTTGGGAAGTTGAGGCTTACAAGATGCAGGGTCCGTTGACTAGAACTTTTATGAAGGAGTATGGATATGAGTAATATGAAAAACTACATGATGGATGTCGAAGAGTTCTGTGATGGATACTTCTATGGTGGAGACTCTGAGTTCACCATTGATGAAGTGGTTGAAGATGTTGGTATGTATTTTAAAACCACCGTATCAAAAAAATATGCTGAAGAGTATCTTGAAAGGAAATTTGGCGAATGAAGGAACTTATAACTGCTGGACTGCTGTTTGTTTCCTCGCCTATTGAACTGTTAAACGAAAAACAGACTTACAGTTCAGAAGAGCATGTTCAATGCCTCGCTGTGAATATTTATCATGAGGCAAGGGATCAAGGCACGGCAGGGAAACTTGCTGTATCTGCTGTTGTTCTTAATAGAGTGAATGATAAAAGGTTTCCAAACACCGTGTGTGAGGTGGTTCTTCAGGCACATATGAAAAAATCATGGAAAACTGGACTGCCTATTCCTATCAGAAATAAGTGTCAGTTCAGTTGGTATTGTGATGGTAAATCGGATGAGGTAAAAGATAAAAAATCTTACAAAAAGATACTTGACTTTGCTAATCTAATCATGCATAATGGTATAAAGTTCGTTGATATAACTGATGGTGCTACACA